GAAAGGTAAAAAGAAAAATGGCAAAGCTTAATCTTAGCCAGATGAAAAAGCTGAAGGCACATTCAGTTCATCACACACCAAAACACATGAACCTTATGAAAAAGCTCATGCGTGAAGGTAAAACATTCAAACAGGCACATACTGCTGCACAGAAACAAGTAGGCAAATGAGTCTTAAAAGATGGTTCAAAGAGAAGTGGGTTGATGTCAAAACAGGTAAACCCTGTGGACGTAAAAAGGGAGAAAGTCGTGCCTACCCTGCTTGCAGACCATCTAAAAGAGTTAGTAGTAAAACACCTAAGACTACAGGTGAAATGAGTAGTAGAGAGAAGGCAAGATTCAAAGCAGAGAAGACCAGTAGTAAAAGAATTTCTTACAATCACAAAAGGAGAAAAGGACGAAACAGTTTAAAGATTGCATAAGGGTGTTATATTTTAATTAACTGCTTATCTTTCCTTTATGTCGAAGGGAGTATCAATGACCAAGAAGGATAAAGATCCTACAGGGGGTCTTACTGCTTCTGGTCGTAGAAAATACAACCGAGCAACAGGTGGAAACTTGCAAGCACCTGTTACTAAAACGACAGGTCTTTCACCAAGACAGAAAGCCAGAAGAAAATCTTTCTGTGCAAGGATGTCTGCGGTAAAAGGACCATTAAAGAAAGA